GGCTTGTTTCTGTGTGTAAAAAAACATTTTCAAAATTGTTTTCACTTTTTTCTTTTGAATCCAATATTTTTTTTCTTTTTTGTTGTCGTTCGCTGTTCTGTCGGTTCTTTAGTTGTGCGCCTCTCCTGGCGTTGCATGGTTTGCAGGAGCTGACCAGGTTGTCCGTGGTGTTCTCTCCACCCAATAGGTAGGGAATGAGATGATCGGCTTCTGTTGCTTCAGCACCACACCAATGGCATTCAGGGTGTTCAGCCAATACCTTGCGCCGTGCGGCTGCATATTGTTTATCGTTTGTGGTGTGTTGTCTTGGCATCTCACGCGCCTTCGGCTTGTGCTAGCGCGCCCCATAAGGGGCTTGCTGGCAGGGCATGGGCTGTGTTTGTGGTCGGGTTCATGTTTGTGGCTTTCGGTTGTTGTGGTGTGTGTGTGAATGGTAACGCAATGCAGAGGGATGATTGCCCACCCACTGGGTTGCCCACCCCAGTTCCCATTCTGTTTCTTTGATGTCTGTTTACATCACGCCTGAACGCTTTGCCTGTTTCATTTCGTGTTGCATGATTCAGGGCGCGCTCATCTACCCCTGTTGCCAGGTGTCATCCAACCGCCCTGCGATGGGCTTAGGTCTATGGTTCTAGCCGATTGTGTGTAGTTAGATCTGATGATTGGTTAGTAAGTACAGCGCGTATTCCATATCGTTTGGCTTCAGCACTGTGTTATAGATTCCAGCGTTTTCAAATGCGGTAAGCCATCGTTTCTGTCCAGGTGTCAGTTTGCCTTTGTCTGATTTCAATTCTGCAATGTAAAGTTTGCCGCTGTGGGGGTGCAACAGTAACAGATCAGGGAAACCAACATCACCCTGAATGTGGGTTGCCCAACGGCCACGGGAATTCTGTGCAGGTAGATCGTGGTGGACTAGCCATCCGTAGCGTTTCGCCACGCTAATGATGATGTCTTTAAATTCGGCTTCGGTCATTTCCATGCTTCAATCACGCGGCTGGCCTGTGCGCCTGAGAGTGTTTCTAAGATCACATCGTTGACACCCAATAGGGCGTGTAGTTCTTCTAGGGTTTGGCCTTCGTCCCATTCTTTGCCTTTTGCCAGGGCTTTAATAAAGTTCTGTTGTTTGGGTGTGGCAAACGCTGGTTGTGTGGCTTGTGGGCGTTCTACGCGCGTCCCTGAGCCCACTACAGCAGTGTTTGTGGACAGGCGTTCCACCTTTTGCATTTCTTCCCTGGATGGCCGTTTTCCTTGTGTGGCAAATCCCATGTTGGCCAGGCAGCGGCCGATTGAACTGGTTTCGCCGTTTTCCACAAATGATGTGGCATTCACGCCGCGATCACTGTGAATTTCGTGTGCATAACCTGTGGCTGTTGGCTGTGCGTCATCACGATGCTTCCAAATGACTGTCCGAACAATGCAAGATTCACCGTCATAGTTCATCAGTGTGGTTTCAATGCGTCCGTCAGGGAAAGATTCCCAAAACCTGGCCAATCGGGTTTCAACGGTTTCATAGTTGCTTAGATCAAATGCCATGTTGTTTGCCTTTGCTGTTCGGGAATTGTCTATTTGTATCGCGCGCATGATGCGTTCATGGCGTTTGTTTGCGTAATCAGATGGGATGTAACGCCCAAATTTGGTCAATTTGCCTTCCAAACAATTGCTTTTCGGCCATAACGGGTGTTCCTGCGTTTGCCGCTGTCAACAATCCAGCCATCTTTGTGCAGGCCATTGATGCGCGCTGAAATTGATTGGGCTGGAAGTAGCAGCAACACGGAAAGTTCGTCTGCGGTGATGCCAATTGATTCGCTTTTTGATGCCCACTTAATCCAAAAATGGATCAGTTCACGCTGCTTCCCTGAATGGGATTTGGCTTTTTCGCCTGCTTCGCGTGATGTGTCAGGCGCATTGTTCGCAATGGCAACTGTTGGGCTGTCTAATGCTGGCCGTGTTTTTTGACCTGCCAGGCCCAAAGTGGTTGTGAACATTTCTAGTTGTTCGCTCATGTCGGGTTTCCTTCTTTAGTCGGGTTTAACTTCGCCACCAAGGGCTTCAATTGCCAAAGTAACACATTCCGCGTAGTCATCTTGGCCACTTAACTGAAAATCAATAAGCATGTTTCGCAGGCCGCGCAATAAATGGTTGTCGGTGGGCTTTGGCGGTGTGTGATGTGGTCTAAAGATTTCGTCAATCAAATTAAACACGGCCATTTGGTGGCTGTTCATTGATTGTTGGCGGATCATTTCGCGCGTATCTTCAGACAGTTCGCCCTGGTTCCATGCAACGCCTTCGCTCATTTACCACCCCACGGATGCCAACGGGAATTTTGCCAAATTAACAATCCAGCCTGAAGGTTAACGGTGGGGTCTAACAGGGATTCGCAGTCGGTCAAAACTCCGCGTGTTTGCAGGAACGAATTTTTGTTTTGACACCAAAATGTGTTGATCTGTAGAAGGCCGTACGATTGGCCTACTGTGTCTGCCTTATTGTGGGCAATTGGGATACACCTGGATTCGCGAAACATTACCTTTTTCAGCATTTCGCGTTGTTTGATGGGCCAACCCATGTTGACCGCTGCACCTGAAAACTGTTCGCAAGCGTCAGATTCAGGGTTAATCCAAACAAGGGTGGAACTTGTCGTTGTGGTCGGTTCTATCAGGTACGGGGCCAGGTCAATAGTGCTGCTAGAAGGCTTTGATTGGGCATTCTGAGGCCCTAGGAGAGCCGCAAAGCCCCACAAGATAGAAATGAGCCCTGCAATGATTTTGGGGGCGGTAAGCGTCATAATAAATTTCCTTTCGTCGGGTGGTTCCACCCTAAACAATGGAAATAACTATTGCAAGGCTTTCCAGTTTTTCCATGCTGTGACTGCTTCAGGGACGCGATCACCCACGAAATAGTTTATGTGCCACGGCTCCGAATCCAGTTCCCAGGTGAACCCGTATTCCAAAGCGTGGGCGGTCATAAATTCAAATCGTTCGCCTGATGCAGTGTGGACATCAACGGAAATTCCCCAGTTGTGGTTGCTTTTGCCTGGTTGAGCAATCGGGGCTTTGCCTGGTTTTAAGTAGAAGTTTTTGCCCTGATACACCCTTGGTGTAACGCCTGGTAGTGGTTCGGTGGTCATGCGATCATTCCACGCAATGGTTTGGGTGGCCAGTGATCGGTAGCAATCATTTGCGCTGGTCGGTTTGAATACTGCAATTCCTTCTTGATGTGCGCGCTGCTTGAAAGCCATCCACGCATCAGCCGCAGCAAACAAAAGTTTTCCGTAAGGCTTTACTTCCACCAACATGTTTGCTGGCAATTCGCCTGGTTTGCAATGTGCCAAAACTGTTGGCAATATCACTTTGCGTTTATGCGGTACGGCCAAAACTTTGATCTTTCGGGTTAGCCCAACGCAATACCGGTGGGATCAATGCAGCAATTGCGGCTTTTACAAAATCCATTGGATCAGTTGCACCCGTTGAATACACCGCCACTACAGCGGCAACAGCGGAACGCGCGTATGAAGCCAAGATTGCTTTGTCACTCTGTCTCATCGTCTTTGCCTTTCACTTTGGTTTTCAAACCGTTGGACGCCAATAATCCTATAAGACCGCCCGACAATGTCATCAGCATTGGATTTAGTACAGAGAACGCTTCAGCGTCATTTGGGCTTTGTTCCAAAGGCTGTGTCACGAATAAAAGCCCGTACAAAAGAGTGAAGATTGATCCCACAAAAGCAAGTGTGAGCCCTATTCCCACCATAAGAATCAATCGCGCTTTGATTTCATCATTGGTGTATCTAGGCACAACGCCCCGTTCCCACTTCAACATTTGTTGGGGTTGTCACCCGTTCGTTGTTCACGCGGATGCAGTTGAAACGCTCACGATCTGAGCATCCACTGACTGCAACTGCAACTACGGCAACCATAAAGATTAGTGCCGCGTATTTAGGCCATCGGTGGCGGGTTCGCTGCAAGTTCTGTCGCCTTTGCCATTGTGGCCGCCTCTGTTGGCTGCAGCGCTGGCTCATCCATCCATTCAAGGCAGTAGTAGCCGTCGCCAGGTTCGTTGTATTTCCATGTTGTGCCAGGTGCAAGTTCGCGTGTGGCGTTGCCAATTTGTGCGTTGATTTCTGCTGTCGTTGGTGTAGCCATTATGCAATCCTTGCAATCGTTATTTGCGAATAAATTTCGCTATCACCGTATGATGTTGCCCTACCAAAACCGTTACTTGCTGTAGTCAAACCGCAACGGTGTTGCAACTCTATATTGGTGCTAACAGACAGAGTAAAAATTGTTTGTACTACGCCTAATACAAGGACGCTGTCAGCACCTGCCGAATACCCAGAATTACCAATCGCAATATCGGTGCTTGCTGTTGTATTTCGCAATTTGCATTTGTTGTCATTTACTCCGAAGGCTGGCGCGTAAGCAGATACTGCGTAAGTGCCTGCTGGCAAAGTAATTACGCTGGACGCAATAGAACAGCCCGTGATGTTATTTACAACTGTTGTATTAAGTGTGCGCTTAAGATAACTGCCGCTAGTAAAAGTTCCGCCTTGTGTGCCACTTGCTTGTGTTTCGTTAAAAATAGCAATATCGGCAAAGTTATCCACAACGCCGTTTAATTGCGCGGCGGTAAGTACATTGCCTGCTGCGAATGCTGTCCAATTTGCTGCCATAAGTATCCTTATCCTAAGACATTTTCTGTGTCTATTGTGCCATATACGACATCATCCAAAATCAGTTCATAGACAACGGTAGTTGGGCTTGTAAAGTAAATGACGCGGTGGCCTGACTGGTAATCAATGTAATGTTCAATACCTTCCACCGCTAGTTCTTGCGCCAGGCTGGTTGTGGTCACGCCTGAAGGGAAAGTTTTTTCTACGGCGATGGTGTTTCCAATTTCCACAACTGCCAAGGTGTCTTTTTGTGGGGTAGTCAATGCCAGGAATGGGGTTTCAACGGTGGTAAACCGTGGTTCAGGTTGTGGAAAAAGTTGGTATGCGGCGGCCGTGTCAATTTCGTCTTGAATGTGTAGAAGGCTATTCCCAATGCTGGCCGTTTGAATAAAGTATTGGGCGATTGACCCCGTGTCTTCAGCGGTTGCTGTTTTCCCATCTAATCCTGTTAGAACAGCGCGGTTGATTACTGCGTCAGCCTGAAACGATATGCCACAACCCGTGTACGGGATCGCTGTTCCGTCATCGTGGAAGTCTGCCACGGGGCTTGAAAGGGTGTTGCCGATACGGTTTTGGAATGTGAAGTCACCTTCACGGGACATGAACACGCGCCCAAATTCGGCTGTTTGGTTTATTTGGGTAATGTAGGCCAGGGCGTTTGTGCCTGCGGAAACCGTATATGCGGAATCATGGCCAAGGTTGACTGTTCCTGTGGCAATGTTTCGTTGTGCGGCTGGGAAAGCCACTTCAGGCAGATCCAGGACGGATGTGATCCGCGCCCCTGAAAGTTGGGCTGTGGGGTTGTATTCGTCTAGGTATGTTTGGGCCAACAAATAGAACTGATCCGCGCCGTAAACGGTCACACTGTCCAATTCTCCCAACCCAAAGTTGTAGTCATAGTTGACCACATATCCTGAAAAGAGCAATTCAGGAGTGTTGGTGGAATCGTACCGAATTAACTTCAGTTCACGCATTGGGGCCAGCCCTGGTTGTGCATCAGGGGTGTTGTAGTAGGGCGAATTTTCGTCAAACGGGTTGAAAATCCCATCCACATCGGTGATGTTGAAAGTGATTGTGCCAGCACTAAATTGGTCGCCTGTGTCACGGCGGCCGCGTTTCACAGCAATGGTTGTGGTTGATTCAAGCACTGACGCAAATTCGGTTGTTCCGTCCAGCACAAAATCAGGATCGTCTAGCAGGCCACGAACAGGATCATTAAGGGTGAAAGCGTCAACCAAAAAACCTGTGGCAATTTGCAGGTCATAGTTGCCCGAATCTAAAACCGCGTAGCCGCTCATGCAATGTTCAAATTCAACGGCCCTGCGGAACGCTGATAGGCGCGCAAAGCGTTCAGAACTGTTTGCCCTATTTCTGCCGATGTTGCCAGCCCACCATTCACATTGATGTTCACATCACCGCCGCCACCTGCACCCATTTTGGACAATGGCACAACTGCTTCAGGGCCTGCTTCACCAATCAAAGCCAAAGTTGGACGGTTCACAATGCCACCTTCAGCCATCTTTGGAATCTCGCCGCTAAAAGTAGAAATAATTTTGTTGACACGCTCAGTGATAACCACATCAATGTTCACATTGCGCTTCATCTTGGCTGCAATCTCATCCATTTTCTTCATCAATTTTGGGGTCATCTTGTCAAGTTCACCCGTGATCCCATCAACCATCTGTTGAGCAGAATCAACACCGCTTTGATAAAACCTAGTAGCCGCGCTTAAACCGATCTTGTCAGCGGCCGCCTTGGCTGAATCCACCAAAGCGTTCGTTTCGTCAATTGCCTTTTGGCCGCCTTTGATAAGTTCCAAAGCAATTTCTGCGCCAGCAACATTGCCTGCGTCCAACACATATTGCAAAGCATCTTGTGACAATCCAGCGGCCAACGCTTTTTCTAAGTTGCTGGAATAATCTTCAATGCCTTTCACTTGCTTTCGTAGGTTCTCTAAGAACCCTGCGAAACCATAGTCACCATCTTCCAAGGCTTTGTTGAAATCTAACGCGCCTAAAACAGCATCTGAAACGCTGGTTGCAAAATCTGAAAATTCAGCTTTGGCATCTTCCAACTTGTCTTTGGCTGTGTCCACTGCATCAGAAAGTTTTTCTTTCAACGCTGCGGCAAATGATTCAATTTCTTTCTTTGCGCCTGAAATGGCTGGCGGTGTTTCATTAAATTTCTTGTTGAAGATTCCAGCGGAATCAGCCATACGCATTTGCTGTTGTGCAGATAAACCCATTGCCTGGTTGTATGCACCTGTTTCTTCTTTGGCATCAAAGAACCCTGATCCAATAAGCCTGATTCCATTGACTAAAAAACTGATGCTGTTGGTCGCGCTTTGAACAATCTTTGTGAACATGCCAATTTTTTTAGTGGCGTTCTCTGATGGTGTTGGTATTTTTCCGAATGCGGTGGCAATGTCCACAAGGCCGTTTGTGAATTCTTGCATTGCTGGAAGCATTTGTTGACCCAGTTGTATCTGAAAGTTTTTCAATAATGCGTTAAGCGTCCGTTGACTGTTTGCTACTCCATCGGCTGTGCGCGCAAAATCTCCTTGTGCGTCACTTGTTTGTTTATAGATAGCAGATTGAGCGGCCAAAATCTTTTGTTGGGCCGTTAATGTTCCGCTTCCTTTATAAATGCCAAGTCTCATTGCTTCGGCTTTTAAGGTGGCATCGTCTAGCAAAACGCCATAGCGGCGCAATGGTTCGGATTCTCCACGCAAAGCGGCGCCAATGGCCAGCACTGCTTCTTCAGGGGTGGTGTTGTTGAACGATGCCAGGTCAGTTGAAAGAGCCACAAAGTCGGTTGTAAACAGTGCTAAATCTTCTCCTGCTAAACCTGCGGCTTTACCAAATGTTCCAAATGTTCCAGCAGCACTAAGCACATCCTGTTGAGATTGACCCAACGAAACAGCGGCATCCTTGGCGAAATCCTTGACACTTTTGGAAGCGCGTCCAAAAATGACATTGACTTTAGAAGTGGATTCTTCCAAGTCTGAAGCGGCTCTGATCGCTGGGGCAATTACTGAAGTGAATGTGCCGATAGCGGCGGCGGCTGGAAGGATTGCCTTTTGCAACAGGAACATTGATTTTGAACCTGCACCCTCTAAAGATGCAAATTCCGCCTTGGCTGCGGCCACGCCTTTCGGATTAAATTCCGAAATGATTGGAATTCTAATTGCCATTAGTTATCAATTTTCTGTTTGTTTCTTCCATTACATCGCCAACTAAGTCAAGCACACTAAGTTGAATTTGATTGGCATTTTGCAAATATGCTGGCCACATCACGCGAGATGCCGAACCATGTCCGTTGGCTTCAAGGTTTTGGACAAATTGCGATCCTGGATTCTTGCGGCCTGCGATGTCGTAGATTGATCCCCAACCTGTTTTTTGCACAATAAAAAATGCGCCCACATTGTCGCTTCTTCCCTTTCGCGTGTCAATCTTGGCAACCACACCCTTTGCCACTAGACCCCCGTCCCATGCGCCTAGGCGCGTGTGCGGCCGTCCCATGCCTGAAAGTGGCGGTGATTTTGGAAAGTCAATTTTGGCTTGTCGCAGCACTGGTTTGACAATGTCTTTATAGCGTTTAGTAAATTGACGCCGCAAACTAGGATTGATTTTGTTTAGTTCTTTTAAAGCAGCCTTGACACCGTAAACCTTGATAGTTGCTTGTGTCATCGTTGCCGCCTTTCCTTAGCCTGTTCATTAAGAACACTAATGACTGTTTGAAGGTCGCGTGTATCAAATTCTATGTGCGGCGGAAACCACCCTACTGAAACTAGAAGTTCTGCTAGTTGCCTTCGGTAGGTTCCGCGCCCGTAGGGTTTGGGTTTGTCATGTCCACCGCTTCAATCTCCATGTCAGGGTTTGATTCCAACCACAACTTTGGTGAAGCACCAAGTTTGGATTTGTAACTGGTTGTTTTCAACATGAAGTGAGCCCAAAAAACCATGTCCATGACACCGATTCCACGGCCATCAGACACTTTGCGATTCTCTTGCTTTTCCCACTCTGCAATGCAAAGCAGGTTTGTTGTGACAATGATTGGTTCATCCCCTGGTGTAGGGGTAACTTTCAATTTAAGTTTCACTTTGTCTCCTTGTGTCGGGCCAAGTGATGGCCGTGATTAACTAACGCTTAATGCGCCACCCGTGAAGGTCAAATCTACGGTGCTTAATTCTCCGAGCGCGCCATTGATAACTGGCATTGATTCCAGGTAGCAGTTGGCGAGGGTGAAAACTTTGGTGACTGCGCCTTCAATAACAGTTGCAACGATCGTTGTTTGCGTGCCAACGATGGATGCAAGTGTTTGGTAAGTCTCACTTGCTGCATATGATTGAAAAAGTGTCATGGTGCATTCGTTGTTGTACAAGCCGCCTGTGTATGTGCGGCCAGTGTCTGCCAGCGTAGTTTTGTCCAAGGCTTCGCGAAGTTGTGTGAACACAATTCCTGTGCATTGGTCAACCAGTGAAACAGCGTTCACGGTCAAAGCTGAGAGATTGGAAAGATAAGTTGAAGTGGCCATTTTTACTCCTTAGGTGTTTTCTTGATAGTAGATGATTTTTTAGGTGTGTCGGTGGATTCAGGCTCATAAGCAATAAAACCGCCGTCAATTAAAGCCTGGACATTGACGCCTTCGGATGGTTCAAAGTAGTCGCCCACCTTGCCAACCTTGCTAGACATAATCATTAACTTCATAATGAACTCGCTTCCATGTTGACAATAACTTCATAACAAGGGTACAACGCGCCGCCAATCTCTATGGATGTGGGGCGGCCTTCGGTGATTGCCACATTGGCCCCTAACATTTGGGCGGTCATGTTCAACAGTTTGCGTTGTGCGTCTAGGTTAAAAGGCCCAGGAACAATCAGTTGAACAGGGAAGGTCAATTGGATGCGCTTGTTTTTCATTAGCGGTGTCGTAAAGGTGGGGGCGTTAATGAATGCGCAAGCACCCTGAATGTTCCTGGGGTCGGTCACAATTGGGATCGCTGGGGTAATGGTGTTCAAAGTGGTGGCGAGACTGTCCAACGCTTTGTTCAGTAGGTCGGTGTAAGCGGTGGGCATTAGGCAACCTGGGGGCGTTCAATGCCAAGCAACTGTTTGACCATGCCTGACAACGCCATTGGGGGTTGGCTTCCCATTTCGTTAAATGATGCAAAAGCATCCACTGAACCGCGTTGACGGTAAAGCGCGCCCCCGTACATCACTGTCCCCAATTTCACATCTTGCGATGGCACGGTACTGAGCGAATCAAAATAGCCGCTTTCCTGTCTCCTGCGATACGCGAACTGGTTGGCTGCGGCCGCTGCAATCGTCAAAAAGGATTGATCTGCGGCTGTTGCTGTGGCGACATACAACCAATCGGCAATATCGTTTGCGCTGATCCAAGTGCATACAGGCGCGTATGTGACGGTTCCTGTTGCCGCGCCGCGTTGGACATCGCTTCCAGTGCAAGCAAAAAGAACTTGGTTTGGAATCGGTGTGAATGGATCAAAATTCAAATCACCTTCGCTGTCCGTGCCAATAAAAAGATATTCGGGGCAGGCGTAGACAATAAAGGTTCCATTGAATGGCGCGCCAACTGCGGCCACGGTGATTGATGTGCCAACTTCAATTTCTGTGGGGGTCAGTAATTGAAGTACGGCGTAGTTATCAATCAGTTGTTTATGTGTGACGGTGTAAGTAGCCATGGCGGTAAAGCCGCCTTTCTACTAAGCGACAGTGATTGCTTGAACGAACTGGCTTCCTGCAACCGCTGTTGGGTTTTGGGCATCCTGAACGAATGTTGCAAAGTAGCCATAGTAGGAGAAGGTACGGGCCAAAAGGTCAGGCACTTCAACGCTACGCATTCCCTGTTGGGCTTCGTAGAATTCTACGGCTGGGGCGTGAACCACAAGCATGGTTCCTGCGGCTGCGTTTCCGTCAACCACAATTTCCAAACCAAGTGGATTCATTCCCGACCATGAAGCGGCCGATCCTGCACCAAGCGTATTCTGACCGATAAGGCCAGGCGCGCCGATTGCTGGGAACACTGGACGATTTACATCGTCTACCTGCGAACCTAGTTTGCGCCACACATCCACACTGCACACAAGATGGGTTGGGAACAGATTGGTGGTTGCCGAAATGTTTTCTGCGGAACCGTAGATGCCAGCGATCAAACTGGAAACATCGCCTGCGGTAACTGTCCAGGTGTAACCCGAAGCCTGCTTTTGTGACACCAAGTAATCAATTGCGATGTCGTTCGTCTGCTTCAGATACTGTCCTGCGAGGTCGTTCAAGATCACATTCATTGCGGCTGGATCTGTGAAATCCATTGTTTGTTGTGCAATTTGAATGCTGCCTGCCACGGTCTGACGGGTGACGGTGTTTGCTGCAAGAACCATTGTCTGTGAAGTGACTGCGGTTCCTTGCGTGTTCTGCTTACCTGCTGCGGTTGGTGTCGTAATGGAAGGGCGCGTGAAACTAATTCCCGAACCGTTTGGCATTGCGCGTGTTCCGAAAGCGGAAACAGTTGGACGCATAAAGTTGTAGTTCTGAAACACTGGGCCGAGAACTGGAACTGGCAACAAACCTGGGGTGTCGCTGGTTAGGTCTTGTGAGACTGCTTCAATTGCTGACTGGCCGCGGCGCGCTGCGTCATGGAATGCGGCGTTTACTTTGCGATAGGTGTCGCCACCAATGTGCATTGCTGCGAGGTAATCGCCAGCGGATGGCATTTTAAATTCGCGTTTTGGTTCAGCAAATACAACTGGGGAAGTTGGAATGATTGCTGCTTCTACTGGGGTGGATTCGGACATGGTTGGGTTCTCCTCGTTTGAAACTTCTTCTTGAATAATATCTTTTTGTTCTTCTTCGTGTGGGATGGTCTCGGGTTCGGTGGCGGCGACATCTGTGATGATGGCCCCTGAGAATGCTGGGCGGCCAGTGACTAGCGATAATTCAATCCAGTCGGCGGCCTGTACAAGCATTGTTCCATCTTTTTGCATCTTGAATTTGGTTGGATTTACACCCACGGAAACTGAATCAATTACGCCATCCAGTGCCAGGGTTAGGGCTTCTTCGCCCAATGCGGTCTTGCTAATTCGGGCGGTAAATAGCATTCCTTCTTCAGTGTCCACCCTTTCTTGGATGAGGCCCACGGCCTGTTCACTGTTGTGGTTGAGATAGATCTTTGGGGCTTTGCCATCGGTTGGCAGGCTTCCTTTTTCAAAGATTACTTTTGTCCCATCGCTGACAGTGGCGGCGACACCGTAAGGAACGGCGATCCCTGAAACCGTGCGTGATGGTACGCCTTCTATGGCCGCGGCATCTAGGGTTAAATCAGTACTAATAAGTTTCAACATTTAATTTCCTTGGTTCACTTGGTTGATTGGTGCTGGTAGTTCTGTTGGACTTGGCACTGGTAAATCTATGCCAGCCATGTTAATGATTGCGCGACCCTCATCGGCGGTAATTACTTTGTCCACGCCTAGATAGATCTTTTGCACAATTTCGGCCAGTTCTTTTGCTGATGGTTCTTCTTCTTCGCTGTGCTTTTCTTCCATCATTTCTGAATCGGCAAGGTATTCATCAATATCAAAACGGATGCAATGATCAAGTGGAACAACATTCAGCATGGATAATGTCTGTTCAATTACAAGCATGTAGGCCCTTGCGCCGAACACAACCAAATCTTTTCTTGCGCCTGCGTTTGATTGATAACTGTATGAACCCACGCTGTTTCCGTTAAGGAAGAACGGGATGTTGCACATACGGGCCGCTTCTTTGGATTCAAATTCTGCCGCTTCGGAAAGCAACATCTTTGATGCATCAACATCTGTTGGCTGCCATTCCACAAACTGGTTGATGGCCGCGATTTGATTGCTGCGGCGAGCCTGTTCAAACGCTTGCGCCAAATCAGAAAGTTCTTGGCCTGATAGCGGTTCGCCTGAGGTCTGCCGCAAAACGCCCGCGGGCAAGGCCGAGCTGGAATTCCTGAGCCTTGCGGCTTGAAGGGATAGTGATGTTTCAATGACTTGTGGCGATTGATAAATGATTCCTTGATTGCCGCCAACAAATTGCACAACATCTTCTGTTGGTATTTGTGCGCCTTGAAAAAAGATTTGATTTGATAAACCCCATGCAAAAACTGGTGGGGCGATGTCTAATGTGTTGACCATTGCGGCAGGCAAACGGGAAAAAGAATTTGGCAGGCCCTGTGCATCGCGACTAGAAATCCAAAGGAAAGCCCTACCGAAGAAGAAAAGATCATCAAGCAACCAAGACATAAAAGCGGAATAAGAAAGTTGTGGATCGGGTTGATTCATCCAGGCGCGTGGTTTGACTGGCGTTTCAATCATTTCGCCTTCTGCTTCGTCCCATGTTTTTCTATAAAGTTTTAAAGGCGTTGAAGCCAACACCGATGCGAGCAAGTCGCGACTGCGATTTATCGTTGCAACATGCATCGCCTTATTACGCATATCGCCCTGAACATAAGAATAATACTGACCGATTGATTGCGCGCCTGAACCGTTGCCTGAGTAGGTTCCGCCTGCCGCTGCGGTAAGTTTGACGGATGTTTCCTGTGGCGCAATAGCAGCCTTGGTCACTCCGCGTTTAAAGATTGCCATGTTTTAGTTTCTCACATTCATCGGAAATTGGGTGGCATTGGGTCGCAAACTATCCGATCCCGACAAAAGGCCAGCAAGTACCCAATGCCATTCTGTACATTAGCGATTTGAAAACGCAATGATGGGTTTACCTGCGAACTGTGGGCGGCTTGCCATGGCGGCAGCCCACACCATGCAACGGGCCAAAGATATTTCGCCTGGGCTTCTTTGACTGCTTAACGCAATCCCTGATTCTGCCTTCACCGCTATGGCCCTTTGCACATGTTCGCTTAACTGTTTTGAACCGTCATGAACAAGGTTTCTTTCCATGATCATGTTCCTAACCCCTGCCGTGTATCTCGCGATTTCGCCATATCCCACTATTTCTGTTCTGTGTTCGTACTGCATAGGCCAGTGGATTTCAATGCTAGGGCTGATTAGAAACTTGACATTGGTTGGAGAGAACTTGCCTATTTCGTCCAGCATTTCTTTGTAGGTGTCGGCCACGAATGCGACAGTGACAAGGACACGCCTATCAGGTAATTGAACACACCTGACACCGAAATATCGTGAATCGTCAAGTGATACTTCAACGGCCAAATAGCCGCCATCAGGGATCGGATCTGTGTACTGAAGGGCAGGCCACACGCCAGGTGGAATCCAACCTTGGTCGCTGGCCACCCATAGATTGCAGGATGCTCTGAGGAATTGGGCGCGGTTTGGGTTCAGGGATTCGCTTCGCAGTGTGTCCATTGTCAGGGTATATCCAAGGGCAGGGTTGCCCCAGGCCCATGTGCTTTCCAGGTTGACATCCAAAGAAGGATCAGGCGACCATTCAGCAAAGTAAAAACTGCTTGTTTTGTTTTGGTCAATGGCGCGCAATGCCTGTTCACGCCACCTTTTGAACACTGTGCTGGACTCTGTTCCAGCGGTTGACCACATGGAAAGCAGCGGCGAACGCCTGGCGCGCTGTGATGGAATCAATCCACCATCAATTGCTTCAGAGGAAATGTCCCATATTTCATCGGCAATTATCAGGTCGTTGGATGTTCCGTGACCCACATTGGGCTTGGCCGCCCTGACAATCCACCGTGAACCATCAGGCATGGTCACACTGTTTCGGCCGTAAGCCTTCATCAGTTTGGCCCCAAAACGCAGTTCAAGAACGGGACTGACCAAATCAAACAGGGTGACACCAAGGTCTAAACGGTTTGCACAAGTCAAAACGCTTTGTTTTTCTCCCCGTATTTTGGGCATTTCAGTTAACCAAAAGCCAAGCAAAGCAGCCAGCGCGGTACTTTTTCCAGCCTGGCGAGCCGTGGAAACACACGAAACACGGTTCAACAAATCACCTTTTTCATCGTGAACCAACTGGCCGACAAGGCAGTGAACCTGCCAGGGCATCATTTCCACATCAAGATTTTGGCGCGCCCAATCAGCAACCAGCAACCCATAGGAACCATGGCTTTCATGGGCAGGGGTTTCCAACCTCGGGGCGTCATGACGGATCAAACCAAGTTCAGAACCAGGTTCAGGGGATAGAGGAAAGCG